CTTTAGAGGCTGATTTAGAGATGGATTTAGTCTAAAACAGTTGACTACGAAGTCAAACGTTTATATATTGAACACAAATTGATTCTAAATTCGGTATGTATGTATAAGGGGGAATAAATTTTTAGGCTAAATGGAGGGCTGTAGAGTGTTACAGATAGAGATTAGGCTGTATCCTAGCCCTTAGCCTACAAAATTAGGGGCATAAATAATTTATCGGGTGAGGAAGGAGAGCCTTCTACGGATTGGTCTCCTTCTAGGGTTTTCCTTCCTCACCAAATAGACTGGAGACCAAAATGAATAGAGAAGAAGGATTTGCACGTATTCCTAATAAGTTTGTGGATTACATGAAAACAATGACAGAAGCAGAGAAAGATATTTATATCTATCTTAGAAGCTGGAAAAATAATTATCCCGATGGTTATGTAGAAGCTGCTATTTCTACTATCATGAGTAATACAGGCTACACAAATAGAAAGACTATAACTAGTGCTATTCTAGGCTTAGTTGAAAAGGGATGGGTAAAAGATATTATCCACCAAGCTGGAGCAGGGAATAGGGAAGGTAAGAATAAGTATCTACTAAATGATGAACCAGAAGTAAATGTAGACCTCCTAAAGAAAGAAAGAGCTAGAAGAAAAGCTAAAAAAGAGCAAATGATAGAAGCTCTTACTAATAGTATAGCTAGTGATAGTGTAGAAATTGATAGTGTACCCAGTGTAACTGTATTAAAGAAAGTAATAGAGAATAAAGAAAATACAGCTTCGGAAGGAGTACCTTCCTCGACTCCGCCAGCGTCTTTAGACGCGGCGGGAGAAGAGAATAATCTTTCCTCTAAGATTGATACTCTAAAGGAAAGTAAAAGTATTCACTCTAAGAAAGTAAAAGAATTATCTTCTCTAGAGAAAACTAAACAAATCTTAGAAGAGACTCTTAGACAAATAGAGAAAGATAAGGAATCTGGAATCAAAATAGATTTACCATCTTCTGATGGATTATAAAAATTAGAGGTAAGGGGTAATGGCTAGAGGGGGAATAAAGGTTATGGATTTTTCCTACCTCCTCAAACTGGAGGAACAAATGAAATATGCAAGAAAGAAAGATGCTAAAAGACTCAAGCTAGTCTTAGATGATTTATTCAAAATAGACTCAAATGTAGAAGTAATTAGAACCTACATTCAAGAAGCAGGACTAGAAGAGTATGAAGGGATTGTAGGAGAGCTAGTTTATTACAGAGATGTTCTAGTAGGGAAAGAGGAATATATTCCTTATGAGGAAGAATGAAAGATAGACAAGACGTAACTAAAGAAGTGAGAATGGTTAGAGAAGAATTTATGAAACGTAGTGATCTAGATCACCGTGTTTCTTGGACACATTTTAGAGTAGTTTCTACTTATTGAGTAAATAAAAAGTGGGGATACAGAGGGGGAAATTATCGAATAGGGGGATATGTGGAGGGAAATGAACGTAACACCAAATGAAATAATCTCTAATCCTGAATTATTCGCTAAATACTTTCTAAAGATAACTGACAAAGATGGAAACCTTATCCCGTTTGAATGGAATGAGATACAAAAGGATTTTCATTCTAAAAGAACTGGTAAGGATATAGTTCTAAAAGCTAGACAGCATGGAATGAGTACTTATGTACAGGGGGAGATATTTAGAAGACTAGTAACTAAAACAACTAGAGCCTTGACACTAACCCATGACGATAAAACTACTCAAATACTTAGGGAAACAGCAGATAGGTTTTACAAATACTTTCCTGAATTTATAGAAACTGATAAACCTAAAAGAAAGTATGCCAATGCATCTCTAAGTAACTTTCCTGAGACTGATTCAAATCATTACATAGGAACAGCAGGAAATACAGATGTAGGTAGAGGGGGAAGTTATACAGATATTCATTTATCAGAAGTAGCTTTCTTCCCTGATGCTGAAAGAATTGTAGCTGGAGCTATGCAGGGTGGAAATCCAAAAGTAATTCTAGAAAGTACTGCTAATGGAGCTACAGGTTATTTCTATGATTTATGTATGGATAGTTTAGCGAATAGGAATGATTGGAAACTTCATTTCTATCCTTGGTACTCTAATCCTGAATATTCAGTAGTAAATAATGAACCAATAGTTCTAACTCCAGAAGAGAAAGAATTAGCCAAGAAATATAACTTGACTGATTCACAAATCAAATGGAGAAGAAGTAAGAAGGTAGAACTAAAGAGATTATTCCCTCAGGAATACCCGGAGAATGTAGAAGAAGCATTTCTCCTGAGTGGTAAAGGTTACTTCTCAGATATACCTCTAGGTTACTACAATGCTCCTCTAAATCAACTTCCTAAAGCTGAACATAGATACACAGGGGGTTTAGATTTTGGGCAAAGCAATGATTTTACTTGTCTAATCGTAGTAGATAGAACTACTAGAGAGATGGTAGATTACTTACATATAAATAAATTGAGTTGGAATCTCCAAAGACTAGAAATAGTGAAGATGTTCAAAAAGTGGAGATTAGCAGGGCTAAGAGCAGAAGGTAATTCTATTGGAAGTGTGAACATAGAAGAATTGGAAGCAGAGGGAATCAATATAGAGAAATTCGATACTACTAATACCTCTAAGAATGAAATATTCCAGAGACTACATGAGGAGTTAGAAACTGGATTGAAACTTTTAGATTGGGGAATTCTAAAAAGTGAAATGAATTCACTAACATCTAAACAAACTAAGACCGGGCTTTGGACAATATCAGCAGAGGGAAATTCTCATGATGATACTTGTATAGCATTAGCTTTAGCAGTTACAGCCCGTATAAGTGGGGATAGGAGAGTTAGAACTTGGAAATAAAAAATAATGATTTGAAAATTGCTTTAGAGGCAATCAATAATAAGGTTAGTGAGTACGATACTCTTTATAGTTACTTTGACGGTGACCCTAGCCTAAAGTATTCTACAGATAGATTACAACGTGCATTTGATTCTAGTTTCGTTTATTTCGCCATGAATTGGGGAGCAGTAATTATCAATGCAGTATTAGATAGATTGATTCTAAAAGGATTTGATTTATCAGATGAAACTCTAAACACTAAGTTAGATGAATTATTCACTAAGCTGAATCTAAATCTAGAAGCTCAGGATGTACATGAAGCTCTCCAAGTAGTAGGAGAGGCTTTTTTGTTTGTAGACCAAATAGACGGGGAAATAGATGTTTACTTCAATGACTCTAGAATGTGTGAAATGTTCTATAACCCGGATAGACCAAAAATTAAAAGTTATGGGGCTAAGAAATGGTTAGCCTCAGATGGAATGTATCATCTAAATCTTTACTATCCAAATAGAACAGAAAAGTATATCTCTAAGAATGGAAATACAGCAAACTCTTTTACCCTAGTAGAAACTACTCCTAATGATACTGGAATCATTCCTGTATTTCATTTCAAGAACAGTAGAAGAATCATAAAGGGAGAATTAGATACTAGTGCTATTTCTGAACTAGATGCAATCAATAAACTATTCTCAGACCTAATGGTAGCTGCTGAGTTTGAAACATTCAAAGCTAAAGTATTCATTTCCCAGGTAGACCCCGGAGACGTAGCAATTGGGCCAGACATGAAAATGTGGATTCCTGCTAGGGAAACAGCTACAGGAGAAGATACTAAAGTAATTGAATTAGGGGGAGCAGATTTAGATAGATTCCTAAAACCAATTACAGAGATAGCTAATAATCTAGCAGTACAAACTAGAACTCCTAAAAGTTATTTTATGAACTTGGGAGCTAATATGAGTGGAGAAGCTCTTGTAGTAGAAGAAGCTGGATTAGTAAAAAAGGTTATGAAGAAACAGGAAGCATATTCTCCTGAGTGGCAATCTGTAATGAGTTATTTACTAAAGTTACAGGGAACAGAAGTAACTCCTAGTGATATTCTTCCAGTATGGGAGAAAGCAGAATCAAAGTTACCTCTTACAGAAGCACAAGTTTTACAAACTGAACATAATGCAGGTGTTCCTCTAATCAATTCATTTAGACGTAGAGGTGCTGATGAAGGGGAAATAGCACAACTTGAATCAGATATTCAAGATGATTCCTCAAGAAAGCAAACTGATTTAGCTAACTCAATGTTGAATTTCAATAGGCAGTAACTATGACATTCAGACAAGAGGCAAAAAAGAAACTTCTTGTCTATCTTGAAAAACTAGACAGAAGAGAAAGAAAAGAATTCCTAGAACTAGCTAAAAGATGGGAAAGCATATCTTCTACATTGGAGGGAATGATA